TACTCTATTGCCAGTTCAAGACTCAGTATCCTGAAAACATGGTTGGAGAACACAGATGAGAATGGAATGCTTCACGGTGAATGTATGACAATCGGTACGCCGAGTATGCGAGCCAGACATAGCATCATCGTAAACGTTCCATCTGTGGATAGCAAGTGGGGCAAGGAAATGAGAAGCTTATTCACAACCAAGCCAGGATGGGTTATCATCGGTTGTGACTCTGCAGGTAACCAAGCAAGAGGCTTGGCACATTATCTCAAGGATGAGGGTTTTATCGATACATTATTAAATGGTGATATTCACCAATACGATGCGGACAAGCTGACATCTGTATTAAAATCTATGAAAATAGATTTTGAAGTGCCTAGATCTAAAGCTAAGAGGTTCTTATATGCATTTTTATTCGGTGCTGGAGGTGATAAATTATGGAGTTATGTCTTTGGAGTATTTGATAAAACTAAAGGAAATAAATTAAAGAATGGCTTTGTAAGTGCAGTTCCAGGTTTTAAAGATCTAACAACAAAACTTGAGAAGATATATGGCAAAACAAAGCAGTATGGAGAAGGCTATATCCCTTCTATTGCTGGTAATCGCATTTACGTTGATAGCTTGCATAAGCTTTTGGTGTATTTGCTACAATCTTGTGAAAAAGCTACTTGTTCTGCTGCAATCATGGTTGCAATGGATAATCTAGAAAAAGAGAATATTCCATATATGCCGTTGATTATGATGCATGATGAGATGCAATTCATGGTTCCTATTGAGCACGCTGAAAGAGCTAAAGAGATTGGTGCCAACGCATTTAAAGAAGGTCCAAAATTATTTGGTATTGAGATCATGGACGGCGAAGGTAAGATTGGTAATAACTGGTACGAAACACATTAGGAGTAATATACGATGAAAGTTATATGGCAAAAAACATTTAAAAATAAATTTAAAATTGAATACGGTGATTGTAGTGGGTTATTCTTTTTATTCCCCAATGTAGCCACTGACGGCGCAGGTAATATTGTTATAGTTTCATATCACTGGTTCACAAGACAAATCGCTTTCACATACTATAGAGGTTAATATGTATACAGCAATCTACTTAGATCAAGACTGTAATATGACAAGAATATTTAACAAAAAAAATAATTCTTATGAGTTTGCCAGTTTAGAAGATATAGGTTTTAAAGATGTATATTTGTTTGAAAACAATCTCCCTGGAACAAATTTTTTTGAAAGATTAGATAATCTACAAGAACAAAGAATTCCATTATGTATTGCACAATCTTCGAAAGATAAAAAATTTAGAGTCATTGGTTATAGTGATAAAAGAGAATCTCCGTTTAACGTTTATAATGAAGTAGATGGAATAGATTTCTTAAATAGAAATCATGCTAAACAAGTAATAGACTTTTTACAAGCAAAATTTCCTGATGTTAAATATGAAATTTACTATAGAGTAAGTGAAAGAAAATGCCCAAACAAACTTTGTTAAGCTGTAGAAAATGTATCATTTGTGGAAGCAGCTATTGCTTTACACAAGAATGGAATAATTTACTTTATTGCTCAAAAGCCTGTCAACAATTATCGGAGAGATTAAGATGAAAACTGTACAACAATGGTGGGATGAAGTTTCTAATGATCCAGAGAAAATGATTGTATGGCTCAAAAAGCAATATCATGGAGAAGTTACTGCAGAAGCAAGAAAATTTCATAATGCAGGTAAGAATGCTTTAGGATTGGTGGCATGATGAAGAGATGTGAATTGTGTGAAAAGCTTCTGACAAGTTGTAAATGTGAAGAAGGTAATATTAATTTAATTAGGAAATATAAATGAATATAGAAGCAGCTAAAGAATATATCAATACCTATCGTGAAATACTGAACTTTCCAAAGCTTAGCCCTAAAGCGCTTAATTCTGAAAGTCAAAGAAAACCAATCGTGAGTATTATGAGAGGGTATTATGGGCGTGTTTCCACAATTACATTAGAATTTGAAGGCTCACCAACAAAGTATTCAGTGAATATATTTAGAGTAAAAAGAGGCAGATATTGCAGTACTGTAAGTACTCCATATAAAAGGTTTGTACCTTATAAAGAACCTGCTGCACGACTCTATTCTGCTACATTAAAGTTTTTAATTACAACTGGTCATATTACTGAAGAAGAAATTAGAGGATACTATGAATAATAAAGAATATTTATTAACGTTATTATCTGAAGAAGCAGCAGAAGTAATTCAAGCAGTTTCAAAAGTACTTAGATTCTCTGAACATCACAGTCCGCCTTTACGATCCACAACAAATATTGAAGAACTTAATATTGAGTTAGCACAATTGATGGCCGTAATTGAAATGTGTCAAGAGGCCGGTATCAATATTGAAATTGACAGTAAGGTTAAAAGTCATAAGAAGATGCAAACTGCAGTTTATATTGGTATTTCAAAATCTTTAGGGTGTTTACAAAATGGTGATGCTATTAATTGATGGTGATGTTTTATGCTACATGGCTTGTAAGGCCAGATGGGAGCCGAAAGTTCAAAAAGATGAAAACGGCAATTCAATCATAAAACTTGATGAAAATGGTAAACGTATTCCTTTAGAATATACAAAAGAAGAAGATACAAAATATTTAAGAGAGTCTCTAGATAATGTAAGAAAAGACTTTTATGCGCTATTAGATAAATTTTACACAAATGATTTCTTAATGGCTGTAAAAGGAGAAGGAAATTTTAGAGAATTATTATACCCTGAATATAAACAAAATAGGCACAGAGATCCAGATAAACAAAATGCTTTTGTCCCTGTACTCAGAAAGTTACTTGTTCATGAGGACTTGGCACTTGAAGCTACAGGAAGGGAAGCAGATGATTTATTAAGAATTTGGGCAAATGAGTGTATAGCAAACGGAATTGATTACATTGTAGTTTCTATCGATAAAGATTTAAAATGTATTCCAGGGAGACACTATAATCCAAAGAAAGAAACTGAAGAAGATGTATCTGAAGAAGAAGCAATGCGGCATTACTATGAACAGTTGCTGAAAGGAGATCCAACAGATAATATTCCAGGTATTCCTAGAATGGGGCCTGTGAAGGCTGCAAAGGCTTTGAAAGATTGTAAAACAGAAATTGAATTTCAAGATGTAGTTATAGAGCAGTATATGATAGCCTATGATGATCAATGGAAAGAAGCTTTATTATTTAACGGTAAAATGATTCATCTACAAAACAATATCAACGACTATTTTGGAGTGTCTGAATGGCCACTGGTAAAGGAGTTTAATTTATGAGATTTAGATTATGGAAAAGAGATTTAATATACCAAAAAGTTCAATTATATTGCCTCAATACCAAAATGGCCATTGGAATTTTAATAAACAAATGGGCAATGGTGTTGGCTTTATTTACATAATACGTGATAAATATTTAAAGAAGTTCTATTTAGGTAAAAAGCTTTATCGTGGTACAGGCAAGTTAAATAAAGGTGTAGAGTCAAATTGGAAGAAATATAAATCTTCATCACCGATACTAGCTGAGCATTTTAAAGTAAGACCTTTAGAAGAGTTTGAATTTATATGTTTAGAAGAGTATAAAACTAAAGGAGCTTTGGCATACGCAGAAACATGGTCTTTGTGTAATGTTGAAGCTCCAACAAAAGATATTTGGTACAATAAACGTATTGAAAAAATATCTTGGAAAGTGAGTGAACAAATAACAGATCTTCATAAAGGAAGATTATTAAAAACAATCAATTGGGATAAATTATGAAATCAAAAGTATTTAAAAATATTGCATTTGGAATTGTAGGAGGCGCTGCAATCGGTGCATATATCACAGCTGTAATTATTAGCGGATATAGTATTTTTAATGAGACTGGCTCTGCCATAGATTGGTTTATTACTGCAATCGGGTTGCACACATTTGCCCGATTTTTTGAGGATAAATAATGGGGAAGATTATAGTTAAAAATCAACCATGTTTAGACAAAAATTGTGGATCGTCGGATGCCAGACAAATTTATGAAGACGGTACATCTTTTTGTTTTTCATGCCAACAATTCTTTCCAAAAGTAGAAGGTGAGGTATATGTGGATCAAGATGTAAACTATAATAAGCAAAAGAAATTAACCATAGATGAAATTAAAGAATATCCAATAAGAGGTTTTAAAGAAAGAAATATCACAAAAGAAGTTTGTGAGTTCTTTAAAGTAAAAGTATCTTACAATACAGAAGGTGAAATTGATACTCATTATTATCCGTACGATAATGGTAATGCATATAAAATAAGAACATTACCTAAAACATTTAAATGGATAAATAAGTCAGCTTCGCTATTTGGTATTGAGAACTTTCAACCAGGTGGTAAAAGAATTGTTATCACCGAAGGTGAAATTGATGCAATGACTGTGGCACAAGCTTCTTTGAATAAATATAAGAAGATATTTCCTGTGGTGGCATTGTCGTCGGCTGTTATGGCGCATACAACATTATTAGAAGCAAGAGAATTCTTGAGGTCCTTCAATGAAGTTGTATTATGTTTAGATAATGATGAAGCAGGTGAAAAGGCCACAAAAGAAGCCATAAGTATTATTGGTATTGATAAGGTAAAGCTGTGTAGATTACCTTTAAAAGATCCAAGCGAAGTATTCACCAAGATGGGTTCTCAAGCATTGATGCAATGTATTTGGGATGCACATCAACATATTCCAGACGGATTTATCACAAAAGATGAAATCTGGAAGAGAATGGAAGAAAGAAATAAATTACCCGCAATTCCTTATCCTGCTTGTATGGGTGGGTTTAATAAGAAATTGAAAGGTAAAAGATTCCACGAAATTACCTTGTTTATTTCCGGTACAGGCTCAGGTAAAAGTACACTATTACGTGAGAGTATACTGTGCGATATTGAAACAACAGATTACAAAGTAGGAATCAATTCTTTCGAAGAAACACCTGCAGAGACAGGCACCAAGTTAGCTGCCATGTATCTCAACAGGAATCCCGAAGAGGAAGAAATTCCATTAGATGAATTAAAGATAGGTTTTGATGCCGTATTCGACAACGACAGAATTATATTGCTCAATCATGAAGGAAATTTTGCTGATTCAAGTATCCTGGATAAAATTGAGTATATGTGTCTTGCCGGATGCAAGTTTATCTACATTGATCACATTACCATTTTAGTTGCCGAAGGTGTAGGTGATTTATCCGGTAATGAAGCACAAGATAAGATGATGAGCGATCTATCACGAGTTGTACAAAGACATGAAGTTTGGATTGGTCTTGTATCACATTTAAGAAAAGCACATAATGGAGGTAAATCTTTTGAAGAGGGCAAAATACCGGTTCTCGACGATATTAAAGGATCTGGCTCTATCAAGCAGATTAGTTATGATATTATTGCTTTTGCAAGAAATATGTTCGCAGAAACTGAAGAAGAAAGAAACACAATTAAAGGAGCCGTATTGAAAGCTCGAACAACAGGTAAAACTGGACCTGTAGGAAATATGCTTTATTTAGGCTATTCCGGCAGGATTATCAAAGAACCCGAAGAAATCACAAGTATTGAATAAAGCTGATTTTATAAGCAGTATAAGGGAAAATTTAAATTAAAATCAGGAAAACTATGAATAACTATAAAATAGAAATTGACTATAGTAAAGATTCTTTGTTTGATGAAATGGGATTAAGAAGACTTAAAGACTCATATCTAAAAGCAGAGGAAAAATCACCACAAGATAGATACGCTTTTGTGGCTAATGCATTAGCATCAAACCAAGAGCATGCTCAAAGACTTTACAATTACTTAAGTGATCATTGGCTGAGTGCTTCAACACCGATTCTGTCGTATGGTGTAAATAAAACAGGCTTGCCTATTTCATGCTATTTATCGTATGTAGATGACAGCACAAAAGGATTGATCGATGTACTTCAAGAAATTGCAATGTTGTCCGTGTTGGGAGGCGGTGTAGGTATCGGAATCGGCATCAGAGCTGAAGATGAGAAATCTGTTGGTGTACTTCCACACGCAGCTGTATATGAAAAAATCTCAACTGCATTTAGACAAGGCAAAACAAGGCGTGGATCATTTGCTACATATTTAGATATTGATCATCCTAATATTGTGGAATTTGTAAATATGCGAAATCCACAAATGACGGGTGATGAAGATTTTAGATGTTTTGAAATGCATCATGCAATCAATATTACAGATAAATTTATGCAAATTATCGAAGCATGTATGCTTGATGAAGATGCAGATGATTCTTGGGAATTGATTGATCCTCATACAAAAGAAGTAAAACAAGTAATATCTGCAAAGAAATTATGGGAAGATATTATAGATTTGAGAATGAAGACCGGCGAGCCAATGCTTCATTTTATCGATAGAAGTAATGAATTTCTTCCTGCATTTTTTAAAAATAAAGGATTGAAAGTTAGACAATCTAATATCTGTACAGAAATTACTCTTGTCACAGATGCATTGAGAACTGCAGTATGCTGTTTGTCTTCATTGAATCTTGTATATTGGGACTTATGGAAAGATAATCCACAGTTCTACGAAGATGTATGTGAAATGCTGGACAATGCTCTTGAGATATTTATCAAGAATGCTCCACCTGAAGTTCGTAAGGCTGTATTCAGTGCCGAAGAAGAAAGATCAATTGGTATTGGTGTACTAGGATTTCATGCTTTATTGCAAAGTAAAAATATACCGTTTGAAAGCGCCTTGGCCGCAAGTATAAATCATCAAATCTTTTCTAAATTAGATTTCTATACAGCTAACGCAAATAGAAAATTGGCATTGGAAAGAGGTGAAGCGCCTATAGCAAAAGGTTATGGTGTTAGATTTAGTCACAGAACTGCAGTTGCTCCAAATGCCTCTTCAAGTATCATTATGGGTAATACATCTCCCAGTATTGAGCCTTTCAGATCTAATGCCTATAGACAAGATACCTTATCTGGTTCTTATTTAAATAAAAATAAGTATTTAGATAAAATAATACTTGAATATGTAGAGACATTGCCTGAAAATTCCAGAAAAGAAATCTATGATGAAATTTGGGATAGCATTGTTGTAAACGGTGGTTCATGCAGACATCTTGATTTTCTTTCAGAATGGAACAAAGACGTATTTAAAACATTCGTAGAAATTGATCAAGCATGGGTTATTCAGCATGCAGCAGATCGTCAGCCATTCATTGATCAAGCTCAGTCACTTAACTTAGCATTTGTACCAGATGAACAAATTAGTAAAATACACGATGTACATTTTAAAGCTTGGAAAATGGGATTAAAGACTTTATACTACTGCAGATCAGATAAAATTTACAGAGGTAAATCTTTAAATGAAAAAACATCAAGAGTCACTTTTGTTAAAAGTGTAGACGAAACTTGTTTAGCATGTGAGTAACTATGTCGAGAATATTTGAGAAAAGAGATACATTTAAACCATTTGAATATCCGTGGGCTTACAATCTTTGGCTGAAGCATGAGAAAATGCATTGGACAGGTAAAGAAGTAAAATTGCATGAAGACATCAGGGATTGGAGAAAGAAATTATCACAAGAAGATCGTGATTTCTTAACCAGCGCTTTCTTGCTATTTACTCAAAGCGATATTGATGTGGCAGGTGGTTATGTTAATGATTATTTACCACACTTTCAACACCCAGAGCTGAGAATGATGTTGTTGGGCTTTGCAGCTCGTGAGGCTGTACACATCGATGCGTATTCGCACTTACTGGAGACTTTGGGGTTTGACGATGACTTCTATTCAATGTTTCTAGATATTGAAGCAATGCGAGATAAGCATGAAGCATTAGAAGCTATCATTTCATCAGATCAAAGTGCAGAATATCTTCCTGTAAAAATTGCAAGCATTAGTGCATTCACAGAAGGCATGTTCTTGTTTACAACATTTGCTTTATTACTTGCATATCCCAGAGATGGGCAAATGAAAGGTATGGGGCAAATTGTTTCATGGAGTGTATTGGATGAACAAATCCACATTGAAGGTCTAATTGGAATTTTTAAAACAATTATCGAAGAAAACTCTGATTGGTGGACAGATGCTTTGAAATCTGAGCTTTACTCAATTGCAGAATTGATGTTGGCATTAGAAATTTCATTCATTGAAGAAGTGTATAAAGGTATTAAATCACCAAGAATCCCTAAAGAAACTTTGATTGACTACGCTAAGTTTATTGTGAATAGAAGATTGTATGAGATGGGTTTAAAAATGTTGGAAAATGGAATTAGCAAGAATCCATTACCGTGGATCGATTCTATGATTAATAGTCAGAACCACGAAAACTTCTTCGAGACAAGGGCCACAAGTTATGCCAAAGGTGCATTATCAGGCTCTTGGGGTGATGTATG